AGAAGGAACTCAAGAAGGAACTCAAGAAGGAACTCAAGAAGGAACTCAAGAAGGAACTCAAGAAGGAACTCAAGAAGGAACTCAAGAAGGAACTCAAGAAGGAACTCAAGAAGGAACTCAAGAGGACGAGACCGTAACTGTTGAGGATGTGAGAAAAGCCATGAAGGACAAAGTCAAAGACCACAGAGACGAATGTATAGAGGTTCTTAGTAAATTGGAGGCGGCCAATATCTCGGCTCTTGAGGAATCCAAATACGCCGAGGCTTGCAAACTACTAAACGCTATTGTATAATGGCTAAGTCGGTAGACCACGAGAGTAGAGCTCATGCTGTACTCTCAGCCTCCGGCGCTAGTCGTTGGATGAACTGTACCCCTTCAGCAAGGCTAGAGGAGGAGTTCGAAGAGAAGAGGGATTCAGACTTCGCAGCAGAGGGGACTCTTGCTCACGAATTTGGAGACTTAGGGTTACAACTTGCAATGGGATTCATAACTCAGGCGGAGTATGGCGCCTTAGTAGTCCCACATCTTAGATCAAAGTTCTACAAAACTGAGATGGACGTAGAGGTGCAGAAATATATAGACTACTGCATGGAAAGTTTCAATGTGGCCAAGAAGAAGACGCATGATGCGGAGATGTTGATCGAGGAGAAATTCGACCTAACATACTACATAGAAGATGGTTTCGGGACCGGCGACGACACTATCGTGGCAGACGGGACAATGGAGATCATAGACCTTAAGTACGGAAAGGGTATAAGAGTATCTGCAGAGGATAACGATCAACTCAAGATATATGGGCTAGGGGCTCTAAGGAAGTATGATCTCATGTATGACATTCACACTGTGAAGTTGACAATTGTACAGCCTAGACTAGATCACATTTCGAGTTGGACTATATCGGCTAAGGATTTAATTGAGTGGGGGGAGAGTGTAGTAATACCGTTAGCCCAGAAAGCCTATAAGGGTGAAGGCCTGCAAAAAGCAGGAACACATTGCAAATGGTGCCGTGCTAAAGGCAGATGTGCGACTTTTGCCAGTCAAGCCTTATCTGATGCCAAGGCGGATTTTATGGACGAAGAAAAGCCTAAGGATATAAGAGTTCTTACCGACGAACAGCTTATTGAGGTATACGCTCGTGTAGGACTTATTCAGGATTGGATTAACGCAATCGAAAAGCAAGTCCTTACGGAAGCATTGGACGGTAAGATATGGCCTGATTATAAACTCGTAGAGGGAAGAAGTACCCGTAAATGGAAAGACGAGAAAGAAGTCTATAAGACTCTATCCGCAGAGGGGTATACTAATGATGAGATACAGGCCGCCCCTAAATTATTAGGTATAGGGGCTATTGAGAAGTTGGTTAAGAAAGCTAACTTTAATGATCTACTAGGTGGATTAGTTATTAAGCCTGCCGGTAAACCTACATTGGTACCCGTGTCGGATAAACGCACAGCTCTACCTATATCGGCCAAGGACGATTTTAAAGATATTTTAAATTAATTTTTTAAAATTATTTTAATAAAAATTTGTAAAGATGTATTAAAAGTGTATCTTTACGGACGTAAGACAATCAATAATAAGTTAAACAGTTTAAAAAGAAAGCAAGTTATGCCAAAAGTAATGTTAGGCTCAGAGGAGCACCCAGTAAGATTCTCATACGCAAATGTTTGGGAAGCGAAAGCGTCAGAAGGATCTGACAAACTTAAGTATTCTGTATCAATCCTCATTGACAAAAAAGACAAAGCCTCTCTTTCTCGATTGAAAAAAGCAATCGAGCAAGCTAAGGAAGAAGGTAAAGCCTCTAAATGGGGGGGTAAAGTCCCTAAAAACCTCAAAGGTGGATTGCACGATGGGGATGAAGACCGTGAAGACGACGAGGTGTATGAAGGTAAGATGTTCATCAACTCAAGTAGCAAAAACAGACCGGGTCTACTTGACCGCGCAAAACAGCCTATCATTGATGAAGATGAATTTTATTCAGGCTGTTACGGGATGGTGACCGTTTCTATATTCCCTTACGAGTTCAACGGCAATAAGGGAGTCACTTGTCTTCTAAATAACATTTTGAAGTTGAAAGACGGGGAAAAACTCGGCGGAGGAGCTTCGGCAGAGTCTGATTTTGCGGATTTCGAAAGTGAGGACGAGGTTCTATTTTAGGCCATTTTGATAATTACATATTTTGGTCAGAACGAATTGGTCGGCAATGTTGAGGGGCTCGACTCCCCTCCGTTCTACAATTCCTCCTCACCACTGCAGAAGGTGATATTCAAGACTAATACATTAGGGAGGTTCAGGTATTAGGACGCGTGATAACAACGTACTGTATAATGGCTAGGAAAGTTATAAAAATACCATACGATCCAAAATACATTGCTAGCAGGTGTATTGCGGAAGTTCCGAAAAATGGGTAAGGGGATAAGGTGACCCCCTAAAAGGAGGTTTCGTCTAGCGGTCTAGGACGGGTATCTAAGATACATCACAGGGGTTCGAATCCCTTAACCTCTTCTAAGAAAGTTCAATGGAACGATTGGAATAAAGCAGACTTTCCAGGGACGCAATTCCAATCATCTTAATTTAGATACAAAAACCGAATTAGCTCAGTGGCAGAGCGCTTCCTTGCAAGGGTGAACTAGGTATCAGGTCACGGGTTCGAGTCCCGTATTCGGTTCTACAAAGTTACAAAAAACCAAAAAGGTACAGGGTCATACTCCTTAGGGATCGTACTTTGTACCTTTTTTTTTTATTAGTTTTGAATCATTAAATCCGAAATCAAAATGGCAAAGAAACTTCACACGGATATAGAGACTTACAGCTCTGTATCTATCAAAGACTGCGGGGCGTACAAGTATATACAATCCAAAGACTTCGAAATTCTATTAGTAGCATATGCATTTGATAATGACCCTATTAAGGTCATAGACTTAGCGCAAGGCGAAATATTACCTGATGAATTCATAGAGGCTATGGAGGATAGCAGCATACAGAAGTGGGCGCACAATGCCGTTTTTGAGAGATTATCCTTCAAGGCTTATGGGCTAGATATCCCTACAAACGAATGGTATTGCTCTTCTATTAAGGCGGCTTATTGTGGCTTACCCCTATCACTTGAGGGAGTGTCCAAAGCTCTGCACTTAGGAGAGAAAGGTAAGAAATCAACAGGTAAGGCTTTAATAAAATACTTTTGCGAACCTTGTAAACCCACTAAGGTGAACGGAGGTAGAACTAGGAATCTTCCAGATCATGACCTAGAGAAATGGGAGAGCTTTAAAGAGTATTGTTTGTTTGATGTCGAAGCCGAGAGAGAAGTGGATAGGCAGCTAGAACATATAGAGATACCTGAATGGGAAAGGGGTAATTACTTAACAGATCAAATAATAAATGACCGAGGTATAGAGGTGGATTTAACCTTCGCACAGAAGTGTGTAGATATATATACGATATTCTCCGCATCGGTCAAAGAGGAAATGATAAGATTGACAGGATTAGACAATCCCAACAGTGCCGCACAGCTTAAGAAGTGGATAGGTGAACACCTAGGAAAAGAGATAACATCATTAGGTAAAGATTTGATACCGGCACTCATTGAAGAAGCTGGAGAGGGTACTGTTGCGGATGTGCTAAGACTGAGACAGAAGTCTTCTAAAACTTCCATAAAAAAATATTCTAAGATGTTAGATTGTGCCTCACCCGTAGGTCACAGAGCCCATGGACTATTCCAGTTCTACGGAGCTAACCGTACAGGTAGATGGGCAGGCAGACTAGTACAATTGCAGAATTTACCACAGAATCACCTTCCGGACATAGAGAATGACAGATCCTACGTGAGAGAAGGGGATTATGATTTAGTTGACATACTATATGGGGACGAAATACCTTTTCTTCTATCTCAGTTAGTCCGAACCGCCTTTGTCGCTCCTAAGAACCACACATTCGTTGTTGCTGACTTCTCAGCTATTGAGGCTAGAGTCATAGCTTGGTTAGCAGACGAGAAGTGGAGACTGGACGTATTCAATACAACAGGAAAGATATATGAGGCCTCAGCCGCTATGATGTTCAATGTGCCTATCGAAGAAATTACTAAGGGCTCAGACCTAAGAGCGAAAGGTAAAGTGTCGGAGTTGGCGCTAGGCTTCGGGGGAGGAGTAGGAGCCCTAACAGTCATGGGGGCTGAGAAGATGGGATTATCTACCTCTGAGATGAAAGACATTATAGCAAAATGGAGAGAGAAGTCTCCTGCCATAACTCGACTATGGAAGTCCCTGGAGAATGGGGCAAAGAGGTGTATCAGAACAGGACAACCTTACACAATCAAACAAAAAGGCATAACCTTCAGAAGAGAGGGCAAAGCTCTGACAGTTCAACTTCCTTCGGGGCGTAAGTTGTGCTATTGGGGACCAGGGTTCACCTTGAACCGTTTCGGCAGTGAATCTATAAGATACATGGGCATGAACCAAGAGACTAAACAATGGGGGTATCAAGAGACGTACGGAGGTAAACTTACGGAGAATGTTATACAGGCGATAGCCAGAGATTTACTTATGCACTCTATGAACAGACTGACGGAGGAAGGATTCAAGATAGTTATGCATGTACACGATGAGGCTATATGCGAAGTTGAGGACTGTATGGGTAATCCCGAGGCTAAGCTTAAAGAAATGTGTGACATAATGGGGGAGAGTGTCCCATGGGCTGAGGGCTTGCCCCTTGTGGCTGATGGCTATATAACCCCGTTCTACAAAAAAGATTAATAAAAATATTTTTAAAATATTTTTTAAGTCTCGCTAATTAGTTTATATTTGCATTATAGAGTCAAAAAAAAAAGAACACCCTACATATGGAACACAATGGCAAAATTTCAATAGCTACTGGTATAGCAGCTAACTCTTATAAGTGGAAAAATAAAAAGATAGAATGGTCTGATCTTGTAGAGATATTGACCACGGCTAACTACACCAATGAGACTTATAAGGAGTTCATGAACTTGTCTAAGACTGATCAGTCTAAGATAAAGGACGTTGGAGGATTCGTTGGGGGATACCTGAGAAACGGTAGACGTAAACCCTCTAATGTAGTCAATAGACAACTCCTTACCCTAGACATTGATTTCGGGACCTTAGATTTTTGGTTAGACTTCATACTCCAGTACTCGTGTGCTGCTGTACTACACGGTACGCATAAGCATTCGGATATAACTCCTAAGTACAGACTAGTTATACCTCTAGACAGAGAAGTATCTCCTGATGAGTACGTCGCTATATCTAGACAGATAGCAGGGACTCTCGACATAGAACTATTTGACCCCACCACATTCCAACCAGAAAGGCTAATGTTTTGGCCATCGTCCCCTAAAGATGTCGAGTTTTACTCGGAAGTACAGGACGGGGAGTGGCTATCTGCCGATGAGGTATTAGACTCTTATCAAGATTGGACTGACTCTAGTCTATGGCCTACAGTCGACAAAGAGTACGACGATGTCAGAAAGTCAGTAGACAAACAAGAGGACCCTTTAGAGAAAAAAGGCATAATAGGTGCATTCTGTCGAACTTATACTATGACAGAGGTAATGGATACGTTACTAACAGAGCATTACACACATACTAGTGGGGATAGATATACTTATGTAAGAGGTTCGGCCGCTAACGGGCTGATCGTATACGATGATAAATTCGCATTCTCTCACCATGGAACAGACCCATCGGGGGGTAAATTATGCAATGCCTTCGATATGGTGCGTATTCATATGTTTGGGCACTTGGATGAGGGGTCCAAGGCGTCTAAACGGGAAAAGTTACCTTCTTTCAAAAAGATGGAAGAGTTCGCAAGAAAGGATCCTAAGACTAAAGGGGTTATAGCTGAAGAGAATATCGCTCTAGCTAGATACGATTTTAGAGAGGACCTTGAGGAAAACACAGATAGTCTAGATGAGCAAGAGAGTGAACTAGACATGGAGTGGGCTAAAGAGTTAGAGGTGGATGCGAAGGGCAAGTATGTATCCTCTGCGGGAAATCTTAACCTCATATTCGCCAATGACCCTAGACTTAAGGACGCATTCAAACTTAATGACTTTGACGGGAAGAGATACACAGTTAAGAGCCTACCATGGAGAAAGATAACAACTCCTGAGGATATCAAGAACGTAGACTACTCAGGTGTACGTAATTATATAGAGGATATATACGGGATTACTGGGGTACAAAAGATAGAGGACTCACTGTCTTTGGAATTTGAGAGACAATCCTTCCACCCAGTGAAAGATTATCTTAACTCTCTTGAGTGGGACGGGGTCGCTAGAATTGACGAGTTTCTAATAAAGTACTTCGGTACAACAGACGACATATATCACCGCGAGGCTTTGCGAAAAATGATGTGCGGTGCCGTTGCTAGAATATTCCGCCCTGGTACTAAGTTTGATTTAGTATTGACTTTTGTCAGCATAGAGGGTACGGGTAAATCATCATTCTTAGATTGTCTAGGGAAAGCGTGGTTTTCTGATTCATTCATGACCGTGACCGGTAAGGAGGCATTCGAACAACTGCAAGGGGCTTGGATTATTGAGATGGCAGAGTTAGCGGGACTTCGTAAGACAGAGGTAGAGGCGGTAAAACACTTTATAACTAAGCAAGAGGATATGTTCAGACCTGCCTACGCTAGAACTACGGAGACATTTAAAAGGCAATGTGTATTTTTCGGAACGACCAATAATTCTAATTTCCTGAAGGATCCTTCCGGTAATCGTAGATTCATGCCCGTAGATGTATGGGATGTTAAGCTAGTAGATAACCCTGCTCTAATGGAAATTATAAAAGGGGACGGCACATACATCGACCAGATGTGGGCTGAGGCGGTACAACTGGTGAATGCCGGAGAAAAATTATATCTAAGTAAAGAAGCTGAAACGCTTGCGAGAATCGAGCAACATGGACACAGTGAGATTGACGAGAGGGTGGGAATCATTGAGAAGTATATATATACTCTCCTTCCTGATAATTGGGAGGAGATGGACGTCTACGACAGACGGAACTTTCTCAATGATCCTCTGTCACCTAAGGGCACAATATCTCGTAAAGGAGTATGTGTTGCTGAGATATGGTGTGAGTGCTTAGGTAAAGAAAAGAATGACATGGACAAGTATAAGACGAGAGAAATAAATGATGTCCTTCGAGGACTAGAGTGTTTGAAAGCTGCCAAATCGGCTAAGAGTTTTAGCATATACGGCAGACAGAGGTATTACAATGTAATCTAAAAAAAAAGTTATGAACGATTTAGCAACAGGAATGGTGATTGCAGGATGTATCATATTGGTATCTTTCTGGTTAGCGTATAGGAATTCTAAAAAGAAATAAGGTTATGAAAAAATTAGCATTAATAGTGGTAATACTACTAGGTAGTCTAGCCGTATGCGCGCAGAGCAGGTATGAGAAAATGGCAGAGGGGGCCGCCAAGGCTTTCAACGATACACATAAGGGCTCACTTGAGAGCCTTAACAATTCAATCAAAGCCGATATTCAAAAACTAAAGTTTGGAATTATGAAGAAAGGATTTTTCAACGGTCTCACTTGGGTAGAATTACAACCCTGTGATGTTATAGAGGATACATACTTTATCTGGGGTGACTTAGTCTATCTGGTAGGAGATACAATAGAGAGGCTAGGGCGCAATAAGAGAACCTCTTTCTACCTAGAGGGTGTTACACTCATGTATTGTGGGCAGATTGATGGAGACATACTCCTGAGAACCTCCGATACCGAAGAGGGTTGTAACTTATACCTAACCCTCAGCATTGTTAACGAATGCACCTTATTATTACAGACAGGAGAGAATCACTTTATGGATATAAGATACTAAGTATTAACATTTTTAAATAAAAAGTATTATGAGTGTAAAATTACAAAAATCAGTTCGTAGACCTCTAAGAGGTTGGCTACTTGCTAAGAAGGATAGAAAGTTCAATGTGTTGCCTTTCATAGAGATAAAGGAGGCGGACGAGCACAATACTTCGCATTTCTATTTCAGATGGCTATTCCTAACATTTTGGGTACTAGACACCCCCAACTTGGCGGTAGAGATAGCTTGTTCAGATCATTGGGGCTTCGGTGTAATAGGCCTACTCCCATATCTTAGATGGGCTATAACCATTCCGATTCCGGTTAATCCCGACAAATGGTATGCTTTCAGCAGAAAGTTACATAGGGGAGGCTAAGCCATGGAGATAACCAGACACCTTACCAATAACCCTGACTACTTCATAGGGGCTTGCCTGGTTCTCTTGATATTGTGCAGTTTTATTCTGCGAGTCGTGGGGCTTTTGTTTTTCTGCAAGAAAGATTATATGATGGAAAACCGGAGATTGAAGCAGGAAAATAAAGAACTAACCTCAATCATAGAATCGTTTATACATGACTAAGCCTGATAGTGAGAAGAAGGTCGAAAAGAAGCTTAACGAAGAGATTAAGAAACTAGGAGGTATGAGTATTAAGTTACTCAGCACACACCTTACTGGTCTCCCAGATAGACTCTGTCTTTTGCCATTGGGCAGAGTTCTATTTGTGGAGTTAAAGACCACGGGCAAAAAGCCTAGACGTATCCAGAATATAGTTATGCAAAAGATAAGGAAACTAGGTTTCCGAGTAGAAACAGTCGACTCCCTTCAAGGAGTCAATAATTTAATAGAAAGTTTATGAAGGATCAGATCAAATTAGAAGAAATTAGAGTGTTTGTAGGTACAGGACTAGAACATGAGCACGAAGGGTGCATATTCTTCCTCAATAATCTCCATGTATGGGACAGCGGTAATTGGGAGACCAAGCTCTCCACAGATGATGTTGTTACAGCGGAAAATATAGTTCCCTATGTGAGACCAATGACAGACGCAACTAACGATATCATATGCGGGCTCACTGAGAATATAAATGATGAATATCTAGAATTAGTACAACAGACATTGGGGATAGATATTCAGCAAGACACGGATCAATGCCTTACGGGTTTTCTTATCATGAGCGAGTTAGCTAAAGAGCATTATGATATATTCAATTGGATAGGTCGTAAGTTGGCTAGACCCCTAAAAGACTAAAGCTATGAGCGAAGATATATACAAAGAAGCTATCGAGAAGTACGGCAACCTAAGTCAGATGGATATGGTTGTAGAAGAGTGTTCTGAATTAATACAGGCAGTCCAAAAATTCAAAAGAGGTGAAGATAATAGAAGCAATGTACTAGAGGAGATCGCAGATGTGGAGATTATGTGTGCTCAGGCTAGACTAATATTTGATTTTACTGGGCATGAGGTAGATAATGTTAAGGCTTACAAACTGGAGCGCTTAAAACAAAGAATAAAATCCGACTAAATAATTTTTTAAAATATTTTTGTAATTAATTTTTAATTCTTATATTTGCGTCATACCTACTCGTTTCCGACGCAAGAGATAGATATTAACACGAGAGCTAATTAGATTAAGAGGAGTCGGAACCTCTTTCTCTTTTTGGCTCTCTCCATTTTTAAACATTATGGTTCTGAAGCACTTAGTAGATATAGGATTCAAAGTGAATAATTTCGAGGCTAATTTCAAAATCGAAAAGACCTGTAACATTGACTCTGTCATATACGTGACATACAAGCACCCCATCTCGGACGGTACTCCTTTCAAAGACGAATACGAGGCCGTATATCCTGAAGGCTTTATGTTGGAAACACTCGGGGAGGAGGCTATGGTTAAGTTCCCTCTGGTATTAGAGGACGTCGATGAGGTACTTGGATTAATCAAAATACTTGAGAAAGATATTTAAAAAATTTAAAAAAAAGCACTATGAGCGAGGACAAGAGACCCAATGTAATACAGGATAGATGGGTTACCATCCAAGGAGTAGAGCACTTCGTAAAAGGCAAGTTCGTAGCATGCGACCCGTCTTTGAACAATAAGGCTTGGAATGTGACTGAGAAACATTCCGTTTGTCCTAAGTGTGCCAAGGTAAGCCCTAACAGGAATCTGTATTGGGTGAGAAGTAGACAACTTAGGAGGGATAATCCGAGCATCCCTTTAAACGAGGCGTACTGTTGCCTGTACGTATCCCCTGATCGAAAAAGATGTAATGAGGAGTACCTAAAAATAGCAGAAGGGATAACCTGTTACAAAGGAGATATACCTGTGACAGATATACCTCACAAGATAGGGTCAGATGGGTGCGACTATATGTTTTGCATAGACTTAGAATTAGAAGGGGATACTGACATCTATAACCCCTATGCTCCTATATACTCCAGTGACATACTATGGGACGATGAAAAAGGGGGTCTAAGTATTTCAGACGAACTAGCCCTTGCCCTATTCGGTAGTACTGAATATGAGGATATAATACTATTTTAAAAAAAAAACCAAAATATGTTAAAAGAAAGTGATTTACATGGCTATCAAGCTGAGGCATGTCAACATATTATAGATAACCCCTTTTGCGCTCTGTTCCTAGAGATGGGATTGGGTAAGACAATATCCACCCTCACGGCCATCAAGAAGTTAATAGATGGACTAGACGTGGGTAAAGTTCTCATAATAGCGCCTAAGAGAGTAGCAGAGAGTGTGTGGGATGCAGAGATAGACAAGTGGGAACATATCCACGGTCTAACTGTGTCTAAGGTAATAGGCACGCCTAAACAAAGATTGGCAGCTCTTAACTCTAAGGCAGATATATATCTACTAGGTAGAGATAACGTGAGTTGGCTAGTAGGACTGTACGGGGGTTCAATGCTGCCCTTTGATATGCTTGTCATAGATGAGTTCAGCTCCTTCAAGAATGCAAAGTCCCAAAGATTCAAAGCTCTGAGAGGTGTGCAACCCTCATTCTCTAGAGTGGTAGGATTGACGGGTACGCCTGCCCCTAATGGTCTTATAGACTTATGGGCTCCTGTGTACTTACTGGACAGAGGGCAGAGGTTAGGTAAATTTATATCTAGGTTCAGAGAGGAATACTTCCGTCCAGGGGCGAGTAACGGGCACATAGTGTATAAATACAATATCCGTAAAGATGGGGAGCAGAGGATCTACGATGCAATTGGCGACATATGCATGAGTATGAAGGCTGAGGATTATCTGAAGTTACCGGAAAGGATTAACAACTATATAGATATCAGGTTCCCCGATGATCTCCAAAAGAAGTATAATGATTTTGAGAAGGAGAAAGTGTTACAACTGTTTACCGAAGAGGACGACGACAATGATATATCTGCCATGAATGCGGCAGCTCTATCCAATAAGTTACTCCAGTTCGCCAATGGGGCTGTTTACGATGAGGATAAAGTCACCCATGAGGTACATAAACTTAAACTAGATGCGGCCGAGGATATCATAGAAGTAGCCCAAGGCAAGCCTATTCTTATCTTCTATACTTACCAAAGTGATAGAGATAGGCTATTGGAGAGATTAGCTAAGTATGAACCTAGGGTCCTTGGAGGTGATCAGGATATAAGAGATTGGAATGCAGGCAAAGTGCAAGTTCTTATGATGCATCCAGCCTCAGGAGGTCACGGACTTAATTTGCAAGCCGGAGGAAACATAGTAATATGGTTCGGGCAAACATGGTCCTTGGAGCTATACCAACAGGCTAATGCAAGATTAGACAGGCAAGGGCAGACACAATCCGTGATAATTCACCACCTAGTAGCTAGTAAGACGATTGACCAAGATGTGATCAAGGCACTGGAGAATAAGAGTAATAACCAAGAGGGTCTGATGCAAGCTGTTAAGGCTAGACTCAAAAAGTATTTGAAGTGATGGAGACCAAGATAAACACCGATTTCGAGTCAGTTAAAAATTTATGTTCTTTACAAGGGGCCGAGAAGGTTTCTTCTTTTTTCTTCCCTATGAGGGGGTATGCTATATTCCGAACCGAAGTCCCCAACGTAATAGCGGGACGTATAGTCGTAAATTGGGCTATAGAGGATGCTACACAAAAAGAGGTTATGGATTGGCTATATCCTGAAGAGGCTTAAAAAATAATTTAAAAATTTCTTTTAAAAATATTTTGAAACTAAATTTAAAGTTGTACTTTAGCAGAGTCATAAGACATTAACTAACACCCATGAAAGCTATGGCGAGAGTAACTAAGGCTGAACTTGAATACGAACTTTCACAAGCGCGTAAGAGATTAAGCGATATAGAACAGGAATTACACGAGGCTAATAATTCAGTGGACTACTGGAGTACGGAGTATAACTCTCTGCTTAAGGAGTATAACTCGCTGAAAGATACCTTGGCCGAAAATGATATTCAGCCTGTATCTATTATAGATGAATTTAAGATGGTTATACTTATGAAGATGTATAGGCACTCTAGTCTAGAAGATTTACAAAGTTTAGAACTGAAAATGGGCTTAGCGACTAAGCAAGGCCCTGCTAAATAAACACAGATATGGCAGATAGAAAATTAAAACGTAAGTTATCAAAATTAACTTACAAAGGATTAGACGGCATTACAAAGGCCTCAAGTAAGTTAATCAAGCAGTGGGGCGTGGACGCCTTGCCTCTTGATTCTTTAGCAAGAATCATTGATCTTTCTAAGGTCAAGACAAACACAAGTGTGGAATCGGTAAATGAGTATAACAAGAACTATAATGCTCTTCTGGACAGTATTCATTCAACCCTTAAAACCAAAGCCCGTAAGATGGGTGTTAGTAGCGTACCCCTATCCATTATTAAGGAGGTAGTTAGTGTCGCTAAGAGTTCATTTATTAAGGCAACTAAGTGATGAAGGTCCTTAGAGCTAATCTAGAATACTCAGTCAAGAAAGTAATAGAATACTTTGATGCGAGTATCCCTCCCGAGGCGAAGACCTTGGCCGCGAAATTGGAGGAGGTAGAAAAACTTGAAATATTCGTAGTATTCCGCGAATGGATAGAGTCCAAAGAGGCGCAGGAGATAGTATTCCCTTATGCTAAAGTCGAGGAAAGACCATTGCCTCACAACCCTATTATCACTAATAACTTTGTTGTGATGAGCATAGGTAATGGGGAAATGGCTTTTCCTGTAGAGTCCTTATTCTATACATATAGACGGTCTAAGCAGAGGATACCTAATCATACTAATACGGTCAAGGGCACCAAGGTATCTAGCCAATCAGACGAGCTCATTAGGAGATTAGAGGAGTACTCACGTATAATCGCTAACTCTAAGGGATCTACTAAGGAGGAATTACTGGAGAGTCAAAAGAAGAGACCTAATCTAAGATTTGTGCAGATGACAAACACAGAGATAATAAATACCTATTGGAGAACAATAGAGGGCCAAGCAAATAGAATCCTGATGGAAGGGCGATAATGGTTAAGAGACCGGATATACTCAACACTTTACCCCGAGGAGCCTCCGCAGAGATAGCCGACAGACTCGGGGTAAGTCGTGGGTATGTAAGTTCTGTGATAAATGGCAAGAAGAGCCAATCTAATTCAAAAGGTCGGGAGATAATAGACTTAGCACAGGCAATGGCTGCAATCCAGCTATGGAACGAATTATTCTGCCAATGTGATGCGCCTACTCTCGACCCTTTGAAAGTTAAATTATAAAAATCAAAAAGAAGATGAAACAGTATCAAGATTTATTAAGAGAAATTTTAGCAAAAGGAACTTGGAAAGAGCCTGCTAGGAAGAACATGCCTCGAACATTATCCCTGTTCGGGACAAAGATGGAGTTCGATATGACCAAAGGATTCCCCTTAGTCACCACTAAGAAGATGTACCACAAGGGTATCATAACGGAACTACTGTGGTTCCTCAAAGGTGACACCAATATTAAGTATCTGCTAGAAAACGATTGCAATATATGGAACCAAGACGCCTATAGATGGTACCTCAAATGGTACGGGGATGGGGTACATGATGTTCTTAATGAGAGTACATTCGATCCTTTGACGATCGATGAATTCACCCAATCAATAAAAAAGGGGTATATCGCTGTAGGGGACTCTACATATATGTTAGGTGACCTTGGTAAAGTATATGGCCACCAGTGGAGAAACCAAAATGGGGTCGATCAAGTGCAAGAGCTAATCAAGTCTATTAAGAACGACCCTTATTCTAGATATCATATTCTCGATGCGTGGAATAAGGCCGATTTTGACGAAATGGCATTGCCCCCATGCCATGTGCTCTACCAGTTCAATTGCAGGAAGGGTCCTAACGGAGAGATAGGCCTAGACCTACAAGTGTACCAAAGAAGCTGTGACACCTTCTTGGGTGTGCCTTTCAATATTGCATCCGCTGCACTATTCTTGCACCTCATAGCAAAGATAACAGGCACCACAGCACACCGGTTGACATGGGTAGGGGGAGACACTCACATATATGAGAACCATATGCCTCAAGTCAGAGAGTTATTACTCAGGAGCCCTAGAGTGTTGCCCGACTTACATATAAATAAGGAGCTCAACACTATGTCTGACCTTGTGAGACTTGAACCTAGAGATATAGAAATAAAACATTACATAAGCCACCCTAAGATTGTGGCAGAACTTAAAACAGGATTATAATTATGGGAAATTTAAATCTATGTATGCGAGTGAAAGTAGTAAGTTGTTCGACGGGTTTAGATGGAGGATATGAGGACTTAATAGGGGAGGAATTCCCGGCAAAAATAGCTGACTCTAATCACTACATGCTCCTAACTGAATCAGGAGCAAATATGTACCCTGTGCTGAAAAAAGATTGTGAAATCGTAGTAAATGAGGGTGCAAGTAAGGATCACATAAACCCGACACACTATAAACAGTACCCAGTCGAGGTAATCGATATGATGTTAGCCATATTCGGGAAGGAGGCTACGAGGAATTACTGTCTAATGACCGCCTTCAAGTATAGAATGCGACTAGGTCATAAAGATGCCGTCGAACAGGAACTTAAGAAGGAAGCATGGTACCTCGCTAAAGCTGAGGAGCTGAAATAGGTGTATATTCAATAGCCCTCTATCGTAATGGTAGAGGGCTATTTTGATTTATTACAAAAATAATTTAAAAATTTCTTTTAAAAATATTTTGAAACTAAATTTAATGTTGTACTTTAGCAGAGTCATAAGACAACAACTAAGAACGAATATACCATGGAGATCATTTACAACAAATCAGTACAGACAAGACATTTTGCTTTCTTCGAGAAAGACAATAAGTCTTGGGAGGCTTATACAGTTATAGCAGAGTCAGAGCCTAGAGCTTGGGAATTGCTAGAAATGGAGTTAGGCAAAGACTCAGAAAATTACGCTATTGAGGACTTAGGAGTTAAACGTAGTCCTATGGGGCATTGTTACGAACCAACAGTAATAGAGAACTAGTTATGGGACGATCAGATAGAGAAATAGGGGGTATAGAATTCATTCAGGTATACTGCCCAGATGGGTACGAGATAGAATTAGAAAAGTCTGACCTTTCTACCGGCAAGTTGGCTCTAGTGAAAAGAGCTAAGGAATTAACCTATAGAGACATAGTGGATCAACTAATCGCATCCGGAGAAGATGTTTTTTATCAGGGTCTAGAGGGTGCGATTAAACTACCTAAACAAACCTATTCAAATGACTACGCCCACACCCCCGTCTCACGTAGTGCTGGTCAACTCCATGTGCTCCGTGCACTCAACAAGTTACTGAATGTAGCTAAGTACTTGAATGGAGATTGGAGACCTAGGACTAAGTCTGTCAAGTATCACATACATGTGGCCTATAAAAAAGACAACTTTACCAAAGAGGATACTCGTGTACTGAGAGTTTCTAACCATAATACTGTAAGACACAGTACGGTTTATTTCAAGACCCAAGAGGCCGCGTATGAGGCTATACGCATACTAGGAGAGAGTGAAGTACTTAATGCAATATACCTAAACCAATAGCCATGAAAGTAAAAATATTAAGATGTACAGACCCGTATATGTGGTATAACCACCTAGTGGGTAAAGAAGTAGAATGCGTGTGTAAAGATGATTCTTTCTACTATACGTGCGATAATGAGAGAGGTGGGTTTCTTATAAGAGACTGCAAAACTATGAGGGCTCCTAATGAGCCTAGTCTACCTGATATACGAGACTGTATATTCTGTGATGTGGCTTTACCCGATGTAGGACAACGTTGTTTTATTCAAAGAATAGATGGTTCACGATTAGAGGGATCCACTTATTTAGGTCGCGGTTGTTTCTCTGACAACACTGTCTCCCCCAACCTCTGCTACACTGATGGTGAGATTTTTTTCGGGAAGGCGGACGAGGAGTGGGAAGCGAAGTTCAAAAATTTGGAGGCAGCTACCGAAAAAGCAGCAGAAGCTTCCCGAAGATTGGGCGAGGCTTTAGCAGTCACTAAGTCTAGAAGAAGAGTAAACCTCATCGTAAGATGGTCTATGGTATTATCCTTAGGGGCTTCTCTTTTCGTGGATATAGACTTGCCTGTGTGGGGTCCGGTAGCGTATACAATTCTGTGCGCCAGTGCTATATGGTTCTTGGTCATAGAACTTACTAAGATGGATAAGGAATTCAAAGACAGAAGAGATGGCAGGGTTTAAACCAAAGTACACTTGGTATCCCGATGAGTTGCTATTCCTCAAAAGGAACTTCTACTCTATGACTAATGCCGAATTACTAGAAGAGGTGAACTCCAGAAGACATGACAAGGTTAAACTCGGGGGGATGTTACACCAGTGTCGTCGTATGGGTTTATGCCGAGGTGTGCAGATACGTTGGTCTGATGAGGACGTCAAGTATCTAGGTAAGATGTACCATAAGTATGGGGATACTGAACTGGCGGAGAAATTGACAAAGCGTAAGAAGACTTTCAGAGTAATAGATGGTAAAAAGTCTTACAGAGTTTTCACGAAGAAACACATTTGCAAGAAGAGATCCTTACTTGGCTTAGTGAGAACTCCGAAAGAGATAAGGGCTATCCGTGTCAGAAATGTATCCCTGGGTAAAATGAAAGACTTTACCCCTGAGGATAATCTTTGGACAAGAGGGGTCAAGATCGCGATCAAAGAAGGGGATACTGTTATCCAGAAGAGACCGAACGGATATAGGATGCGGATGATCAAGATAGAGGGTAAGCTTATTCCTTACACGAGATGGTTTTATAAAAACTATGTTGGTCCTGTTGCAGATAATGATAGAGTTATGCATATAGACCTAGACCCTATCAATGACGACCCATCTAACCTGAGAGTTGTGCCGCGTAGAGCCACACTGCACTCTGAGAGAGAGGAGGCAGTAAGACTGCTTAATCTAAGGATAGATAATTCACTTAAGTACCTAGACAGTTTGCAAGGTCTTAAGCTGAGAGCTGAAGAGCCAGAGATTCAGAAAGAGATCACAAGGCTTAGAAACATTATAAGACATTTGGAATATTTAATTAACAGAAATAAAAAGTAAGTATCATGAAAAGAGGTAAAATAGCAGGTTGGAAAATTGACAAAGTAGCGAGTATTTTAACGGAAGGCAAAGCCGAAGAAATCGAAGCCATAGAGGCGGAATTCAGTAAGGCATACAACGAGGAGGTGCTTAAGCGTACACCTAAAGATGTCCTGTCTTTCCATAAGAAGCACCCTGATAGATTAAGAGAAGAAGGATATCACCGATTTTACTCGGGTAGAACCAATATGGTAGTGTATTCGGAGCTCCCTATATGTAAAGGTTTAGAGGAGGAGTACGATAACCCTGAGACTGATCTAGGTAAGTCCCTTATAGGCTTCTGTGAGAGAAAAGCCAATCTAATTAAAGAGCGAGACCGATTAATCAATCGTATACGCTGCTCCATAGAGGGCATCGGGTCGTATAAGAAGTTAAAGAATGAGTTTCCTGAGGCATACGACGTATTAACGTTGAAGGTAGACAATGAGTCTGATGCCGTTGAGGGAGAAAGCCCTTGTGACAATATAGAGAGCTTAAGGGCTGAGTTGAACCAAGACAAGAAAGAATGAGCTATATACTGATAGGCGCGTGGGTATTAATATGTATAGTTGTATTGATACCCCTACGCGGGAAGACAAAGAGAAATAAGAACAATAAGGATAAAACCGGATACATAGATTAATGGAAGAAAAGAAAATAATTTATGATCACGACTTGTACGAGAGCTTGATCAAACAGAAAGTAGGAGAGGCGATGCCTAAGGATCTCAGATTCTCAGAAAGTCGCACAATGGTGAGGAAGTTTAAAAAAGTTTATCCAAACCAAAATTGCACCTGTGGCTCGGGTAAGAAAGCCAAGAAATGTTGTTATAAACCTTATCATTAGAAATTATGAAACCGATAGAATTCGAAGAAGTAAATGTCGTGTACGGGGCTAACCAAAAAGAGTACATACCTCTACCGTGCCACAGGACTCCCGAGGGGGAGGCCACTATGTGTATGCAGCTAAGCGAAGAAGAACTAAAGCAAGTACAAGAGACAGGGCATATATGGGTTACCTTACTTACGTTCAATCAAGCCTTACAGCCTATCCTGCTCAGTAGCACCAAACCTGTAGACTTGATGGGTAAACCTACTCTTGTGAAGGATTACTATAAGAAGAGCCCATACGAATCGAAGAAAGAGATATGCCCTGAGTGTGGCGATAAATTAGCCCCTGGCATGTGTGGGGGTTTCGTTTGCCCTAACTTGCAATGTGGGCATATACGTACAGAATGGGAAGAGGAGGTACATGATGGAGAGTAATATAAAAGACAAATTCAAATTAGTACAGGACTCCAATAAGGCGGGGTTCTGTACAAAATGTTGTTTCTATCGTAAGAACAAGGACTGTTTGAAAGTTATGTCCCAAGAGGGTGTACTCCTGCAGGAGTTGGACGAGGAACTGGGAGACTGTGAGCACGGACATTATGAGAGGGTGAAGGATGGGATACACGATAAGTAGACAACAGCCTGAGTGTGGTAGATGGGGGTGGTGGGAATACACATGCGGCTACCTAGATAGGGTGAACCACGAGGTTAGATATGTTTCTAAATCTTACGAAATATTCGCTCGCAGCGCAGAACATGTGCGACAACAACTAGAACCTAGTAACTGTAACCCTTACAATATAAGGAGACTGAAGGATGAATAAGATTATAAAGATGTTCTACGACATCGAGACCACGGGGGTGAATGTGCGTAGGCATAGCATTCACCAGATAGCAGGGTATATCGAGATAGACGGGGCGATAGTAGAAGAGTTCAATATTAAGTCACAGCCTCATCCTAAGTGCGAGTATGACCCAATAGCCTTGAAGACTTGTAAGGTGACAGAGGAGCAACTTAAAGGCTATCAGCCTATGAAAGAGGCACATAGAGAACTGATAAACATCCTAGATAAGTACGTTGACAGGTACGATAAGACTCAGAAGATGTTCCAAGTAGGGTTCAATAATAGAGCCTTTGGCGACGTGTTTCTGAGAGCTTGGTTCGAGCAATGCGGGGATAGATTCTACACGAGTTGGTTCTGGTCTGATTCATTGGACGTTATGGTATTGGCCTCAGAATATTTGATTAACAGAAGATCACAGATGCCGTCCTTCAAACTCAAGAGAGTAGCCAAGGAATTGGGCATAAAAGTAGACGAAACAAAATTGCACGATGCTTTTTACGACGTATTTTTAACCCGCGAAATCTATATGATTGCCACCGGACTAGAAATAGAGGTGTAAAAACCCTCAAAACTACAAATGTATACCGCGTATATATTGTATACGCGTTTTGCGCGAAAATCCGCCACCAGAACGACCAAAAATCCGCCGCGCGCGGAGCTAGATTCTGCGAGAGCCCTATCAATTTTACCGGTAGGGCTCTTCTGTTTGCTAAAATAACACAATGAAAACACAATAAAACACAATACATTGTTCCCTCTGTACGCCCCATATATACAGGGCTTGCCCCCACGTCAAACACAATAAAACAATAACTATACTAAACTTTTAAAATATATAATATATAGTAATAGGATATACGTATATAATGTACATAACGCACACGTAGTATATAATGTATACATAGTATATATAACACATATAGTGATATACGTTATTACAGAAGTTTACCAAATCATTGTGTTTATTGTTCCTGACCCCCTAAAATGCCCCTCTAGCCCAATACCGACGGGCGACACAATAAAACACAATAAGGGGAACAATAGCAAAAGCATTGTGTTTATTGTTTTCGCACTACACCGACGACTATGTATACACCCTATACATTCGTAATTTTTGCTATCTTTGGTACATGGAAAAGGTACAGAAATCAAGACTAAAGAAATTGACAGAGAAGATCACTCTCAGACATCTAGAATTTTGCGAGGAATATCTTGCGTGTTGGAATGCCTCGGAGGCAGGTAGAAGACTTGGCTATTCCGTCAAACATGCCCGAGGGATAGCCAGTAGGATATTGCAGAGTGACGACCTTCAGGAGTACATTGCTATACGTAGAGGTAAGATACCATACCGACACGGGGAGAGAGAAACTGAATTGCACTACGATGCCAAGGGTTCTATAATCTTCACTGAAATGGCTGACTTCATGTACATCGACATGAAGGGAGGCATTCACCTAAGAGGGGGACTGGACTATGCGACTCTCCCATTCGAGATAGTGGACCAAATAGACTACGTTCGAAACAATCCTAGGGGGCTCTCCTTGTTCTTCCTCGATCACTCATTGGCTAAGATGTTACTATAATACTAACCGCGCAGGTACTAGGATAATCCAAATACCTGCCCTATCTTTACAACATGGACAGACAGAAACAAAGACAAATAGAGGAGGCAAAGGCGGAGCTCTCAGAGAGGCAACTCGCTTTCTGTCATGAATATATAATCGACTGGAACGGTACTCGTGCGGCTATTGCTGCAGGGTACAGTAAAAAGGCTGCCTCAGAGATGGCCTACCAGAATATGAAAAAACACAAGATAACTGACTACATCAAGCTAATCAAGAACAATGTAGAGAAAGAGGCAGGTATCACCCGACTTAAGGTGGTCCAGGAACTAAAAGGCATTGCCTTCTCTGATATCTCTGACATACTAGAGGTGGATCTAATGGGGCGAGTCTTCCTGAAGGACGGCATGACCCTATCGGAGTTACCCAAGGAAGCCACTAAGTTGATAGAATCCGTCGAGCCTACTAAGTTTGGTATCAAGCTGAAACTGGTGAGTAAAGAGAACGCCATGGCTCAACTGATCAAGGTTATGGGTTATAGCGCCCCTGACAAAGTGAACGTAACAGGCTCGTTAGACACTAAGGCAAAGATCGATTATTCTGAGCTAAGCCCTGAGGCACTAGAGGAGATTGTTAAATCAGCACAGAAGAATGGACTTAAATAGAATCGACCTAGATGCGGATGAGGCATTAGCGGAGTTATGTAGGCGATCTTTCTACAGGTTCGTGCAAGAGTTCTGGGGTACTATAATACCCGAGACACCTGTGTGGAACTGGCACATCGAGTATTTATGTGACGAGCTGCAGCTACTTAACGAGAATGTAATGGCTCGTAAGCCTAAGCTGTATGATTTGATAATCAATATACCGCCAGGCTCTACCAAGTCAACGATTGCGACGCAGATGTACAATGCATGGGTATGGACGGTAGATCCTTCACAGAGGATTATATCATCTTCATACTCACACCCTCTGTCACTATCTCACTCAGTCAAGACTAGGGATATTGTCACGTCGGATAAGTATAGGAGACTCTTCCCTGAGGTTAAACTGAAGGTAGACCAACAAGCTAAGTCTGATTTCATGAACGTACAAGGGGGTCAGAGGTATACCACTTCGACAGGGGGAACCGTAACAGGAATGCACGGCCACCAGATAATTGTCGATGATCCTAGTAACCCTCAGCAAGCTCTCAGCGATACTGAGAGAATCACGGCTAATACCTTCATAGGTTCTACCTTGTCAACCCGTAAGATAGACAAGGCTATAACTCCTATAATCCTGATAATGCAGAGACTCCACGCTGAGGATCCAACGGGAATGATGTTAGCCAAGAAGGGTAAGAAGGTGAAACACATATGTCTACCGGCTGAGGTCTCGGATGGAGTTCTACCAGTAGAGCTTAAAGAGAAATATGTCGACGGATATTTAGACCCAGTCAGGTTAGGCAAAGATGTACTCGATGAGGCTAAAGTGGATCTAGGTAGTTATGGGTACGCAGGACAATTCAGGCAGAACCCCGTACCATCCGAAGGAGGAATATTCAAGAAAGACTGGTTCGAGACAATCGAGTGGAGACAGGAGTTTTCTAGCCTTAAGTGGAACTTTGTGTCGGATACAGCCTATACAGAGAAAGAGAAGAATGACCCTTCCGGATTCATGTCATACGCCAAGTATCGTAATGACTTCATCATAAGATGTGCTGAGACTGAGAGACTAGAGTTTCCCGATCTGTGTAAGGCCATGGAGAGTTTCGTCAGATTGAATGGGTACTCGCATAAATCTCTGATAGAGGTAGAACCTAAGGCCTCAGGCAAGTCACTGGTGCAATCTCTCAAGAGAGCAACTTCTCTGAATATCAAAGAAGGCAAACCTCCGGGGAAGGACAAAGTGTCTAGGGCGAAGAACGTATCTCCCACATGTGAGGCTCTGCGAGTCAAATTGGTGAGAGGTACTTGGAACAAGGCATTCCTAGAAGAAGTTTGTACATTCCCGAATGCTCCTCACGATGAGTGTGTGGATATGCTTACCATGATGATAGGAGACACGAGACCTAAGAAGAAAGGCGTCCGACGAGTGAATTAAGATATTATTACATATATTTGTAATGCAATAAAGTTTAATTTAAAATAATAGAAACTATGGGTTTACTAGTAAACTGCCCTAGAGGTGAAGCAATAGCCGATGTACCTATCAGCGATTGCCCTGAATCTTTGGGACAAATCCAAAAAGTTGTTTTCCAAAGAGTTAACTCTGCGGCAGGCACAAAGAATAAGTTTGTTATTGCAACGGCAGATCCTTCGCTATTGGCGTCATGGACACCACTGTTAGCTGCATCAGACGGAACTAAAGTAGTTCAATCTCCGTACATCCAGTCACCTGAGAATGAGCCAGGGGAGAGTAAAGAGTATGGAGGTGGTAACGAGACACTTAGCGGTATTCCTATTGTTATAGGTAGAGACCACACACCTTTCACAGGTAATCTGTTGAGAGTACCGCAATCAACGATCAAAGAACTCAAGAAGTTACAAGGAGAGGTCCTTGCCGTGTATTTCATTGATGAGTTCGGGAGAATCGCGGGGTTAGTAGACGATCACACGACTCCTACAGAGTTCAGAGGTGTACCTATTACGAGTCTATTCATAGGGGATAAAAAGCTCGGCGGATTCGAAGGGATTGACATGAACGCTATTAAGTTCAATCTTTACCCTAACTGGTCTGATGATTTACACATGATAACTCCTTCAGACTTTGATGCTCTAACTGAGTTAGTAACCCCTTAATCTTACAGACATGGCGAGAGTAAATAAAGTAACTCTGCAAGTCGGAGAGAAGACACAAGATTTTGAAGTTAGCCACGCTGAGCGCATCCTGAGGATGCCGCTCAACGGAGGTTGGAAACTACCAGAAGACTCTAAATACACCTTAGACGAGAAACATGGCCTTATCAAACGAACAAGCACGAGAGCGGGTAAAAGCTCCCAAGAATAAGAATATCATTGCAAAAGCCATACAACATGAGAGCCGAATACGCTTTCATGTTGACTGTGCTTTGTCCCCAGGGGAAGTATCTCACCCTGCCACAGTATTCCTTGATTGGGTTAAAACTCTAATCCCTAAGGACAAGTACAATATATTTGTAAGCTTGTTCAAGTTTCCAATACCAACCGTAGATTTAACTGAAACAATATTTGGGGAACTTGAGAGGGTCTTTGATGGGCGTAACCCTGCTATGGACTACCAGTTCACGGATTCGCTTTACAAGGAAGATTGGGAGGAGTACCGAGAGGAAGTTCTTAAGGAGCCACATGTATGGCGAATCAAAGGGTGGGAGGCTGTAAAGACTGCAATAAACTCAGTACTTATAGTGGACTTACCACAAGATCAAACAGGATCTACCCCTGAACCATACTTCTACTTCTTGAAGATAAACAATGTTCTGGACTTCGGTTATAAGGGGGATAAACTTGAGTACATAATATTCAGACAAGAGAATGACACTATCGCAGTATATGACGACGAGAGATATAGGGTGTATCAATTGGATTCTAAAGGAGCTATAACTGACACTCTTGTGGATGAGGCTCACGGCTTAGGGTATTGTCCTGCTAGGTTCTTCTGGACGGACGATGTTGATAGCAAGAATAGGGGCCTTAAGAAATCACCAGTATCTAACCAATTAGCCAACTTAGATTGGCTGTTATTCTTCTCTATATCTAAGAGACACCTAGACCTATACGCCCCTTACCCTATATATTCAGGGTATGAAGCAAATTGTGACTTTGAGAATAACGAGACAGGAGACTATTGTAGTGGCGGGTATCTACGAGATAAAGATGATAACTATAAGATACAGGGGGATGGGGTTATACAGCCTTGTCCTGTGTGTGCTGAGAAAAGACTATCCGGTGCAGGATCCTTTATCGACGTCCCTGCGCCTGACAGTAAAGATGATCCAGACCTACGTAATCCTATCACTATAACTACGGTTGATAAAAGTTCACTTGACTACAATGTGGAAGAGAAGGAGAGGCTTAAGAATAGCATTATACAGGCTACAGTCGGACTAGGCGAGAATGTGCAGCAGAAGCAAAGTATCAATGAGATGCAAGTCACTGCTAACTTCGAGAGTAGAGTATCAATCCTTAATAATCTTAAGGGTAATCTAGAAGCCGCCCAGAAGTTCGTAGACGATACTGTGTGTAGACTCAGATATGGGGACTTCTTTAAAGGCAGCTCTATATCCTACGGTACAGAGTTTTATATCTATTCTGTAGAAGACCTGTATAAGCAATACAAGCAAGCTAAAGAGAACGGTGCGGCAGAGTCACAGTTGGGCTCAATCAGTACACAGATACTTAGCACTGAGCATCGCAATAACCCTACTCAGTTACGACGAATGTTGTTACTTAAACAGTTAGAACCTTACAGGCATTACACTCTGGACGAGTTGATACAACTTAAGTCTGAGGGGCTAGCAGATGAGGAATTGTTGAGGATTAAAATAAATTTCAATACATTTGTAGAGAGATTTGAGCGAGAGAATATCAATATCAATGAATTCGGTATCCTCTTGGATCTCGACAAGAAAATCAAAATAATAATCGAAAAATTTAAAGAGTATGCAAAAGAGCAAACAAGAGCAGTTGGACGAACTGTTACTGATTAAGGAGGAAGACAGAACTCCTCAAGAGAAAGGTATGATCACCAAGCTTACTAACCAGATTGAGTCGGAGTTACTAGGAGAAGACCCTAATGCTGAAAAGAAAGCTAAGCAAGAAAAGGCTGATGCTGAAAAGAAAGCTAAGCAAGAAAAGGCTGATGCTGAAAAGAAAGCTAAGCAGGACGCCATCGACGCGGAGAAAAAGGCAATAGCTGACGCTCAAGGCGGGAAAGATAATGACTACTTACCTCGACGTGGCGAGAGGCACCTATTCCACGTACTTTTAGGAAAAGCAGGATTTGACACCTCTACAGGTAAAGCTAAGACAGAGCCTTATCCATTGAGTGAAAAAACTGTATTTGACGAAAATACTGGGAAGCCACTACCTAAGTCACACTTAGATAAGTTCACCGATGCAGAGTGGAATATGGTTTCTAAGAACGTGCATACCAGAGGTCTAATTTATAAGATCATTTGGAATCCAAAAGCTTACAAAAAGTAAAGCGTTAACAAAATATTTAATCATAATTAAAGGGTAAAATTATGGCATTAACACCAGAAGTTTTAAAGGCTAATGAATCATTAGCAGGATTATCGGAAGATCAGTTATCAACTATCGCAACTCTTTCATCTAACGATGAAAACACTGTTATAGGGACTAAGATTGGAGAAGTTCACGGCAAGTACGAACAAGATGTATTCGCAGTGGCGGGAATCGAAAAGAAGCAAGGCGAAAAAGCCTATGACTACACGAAGAGAGTCCTAGGGGACTTCAAAACAAAAGCCGAGAGCTCTAAAGAGGTTCAAGCTAATTACGATAAGGCTTTACAAGACATCGCTGATCTTAACAGTAAAATCGAAGCGGGTAAAGGTAATGAGGTAACGGCTCAACAACTCAAAGATGCTAACCAAAGACTGAATGACCTAGATAAGCAGTATAACACTGACAAAGCGGCTTGGGCTGAAAAGGAAAAAGGATTCGCAACAGAGATGACCTCTTATAAAGTTAATTCTGAATTCAGTAAGGTCTTAGGAGGCCTTAAGTTTAAGGCTGAGTATGGAGACAATATTCAGAAGATTCTTATCAAGAACGCTCAGGACACAATCCTAGGACAATACACTCCTGAGTGGCAAGAAGTACAGGGGGTCAATCGAATGGTATTCAGAGATAAGGACGGTAACCTTCTTAACAACAAGGCTAACGGACTCAACCCTTACACGGCTGAGGAACTTATCAAAGAAGCACTGGGAGAGGTACTTGATGCGGGTAAAGTATCGAAAGGGGGAGGCTCTGCTAATCCTGACGGATCTCCTGCAAAGGTCGACCTTATAGAGGTATCCCAAGCTACAACTCAGGTGGAAGCTGACGAGATAATCAGTAAGTATCTTATGCAGAAGGGTATTACCCGAGGCTCAGAAGAGTTTGCCGCAGAGCAGACCAAACTCCGAAATGATAATGGGGTAGCCAAACTACCTATTCAATAAAGAATATTATAGATGCTTTCCTTTGCTCAGTCAAGGGAAAGCATTACTTTAGTAAGTGAAAAACGAACGTGCAAGGGTAACACGGACACACATATCGTATAATTTAAAAACTTAAACACTATGAGTTTAGTAAACACTAGGATTCAAAACATCCGTGCTAAAAGTAATCTCGATAAAAACGAGATTAGACCTTCGCGTTACGGGGCACTGGATTTATTCAAGACTCAGTCAGATAATCCTGCGGGAATCTTGACACCTGAGTTAAAAGAGAAGGCGGCCAAGTCTATTGGTTCGACACTTCAGACGCCGGTAATTGACTTCGACGGGGCTATCTCGATAGGTAACACCCGAACAGTTACTATCGCAGACAGTGAGAACACTTCGCAGATGGTGGATATCACATTCACTACTTATGCGTGGGGATTCACTCAAGTGCCGGCATTATTTCACAATAATGAGATTGGCGAACAGGCCGACTTCGAGGCTAAGTTCATGCAATACCTTAACAAGTTTGCAGCTACACTAGATACTGCGGCATTGACTGCCTTATCTACGGCTAAGACTCAGGTATTCGGGGACTTACTTACTTACACTGAGACAGGTAATGTTGTAATAGTACCTTTCTCGCAGAGGGAGAGTTCAATAGGCGACACTAATGTTATGATGGGGGCAAACGATTACTTCGGGGACCTTCATATCGTAGGTAACGGAGGAGTTGAGTCTACTATCCGTAAGATGGCAGAAAGCGGCTTATACAATGCCGAGAACAAAACCATGCAGTACTCGGACAAAACTCTACACTTTACTCCAAGATTGGCTAACGGGGTAGATGAGTTCGCAAACATGTACGCGGTAGAGGGAGGATCTGTTGCAGTATTACCTAGATTCGAGGTAGAGGCCTTGAGAGGCACTAAGACTAAAGACGGTCACGAGTGGGGAATCGAAACACTTCCTATGATTAACTTCCCTATAGGAACTTATGAGTATGAGTCTGTTAGTTCCCAAACAACTATCGCTGGTGCAGCTTCGGCTCACTTAGACCGAGTTCTGAAGAAGCATTATGGATTCGCTGTTGATGTTGCGTTCCTTACTGCTTATAACTCGGATATAGCGACTAAAGCTAATCCAATCATGAAGTTTACAATTGCATCTAAGGCCGTATCTGACGCCCTAGCCGTGAACATTGTGAATACTGCAGCTGACCCAGTCAACACGTTAGAAGTCACACCATAACATAGGTTTTTTCTGATTTTTGATTTTTGATTCTAAAAGGGTGAAGGCGTTTGTCCTTCACCCTTTTTCTTTAAACAAAACCATATGATTGAGATTAAATACCGCATAGGGGTAGATATGGCGGGGCAACCCCTATATACTACACATTACTTAAAGCTAACAGACAGAAACTATGTATAGAGCAAATGATATTAAAACAGGCCTGTATGGGATGATAGGGTGGAGGCAACACTACGATGCCAACCAGTTCCAAATAGACGCAGGACTCACTAACAGTGAGAGTGGTATATACTATCAGGATTTACATCCTATGGTTACCCTGGAGAATGTGAGAGCCGTGTCCCCTAACTTCAACACAAGTGCGGAATTCGACACATGGCTAGAAGAAAAGACTAAGGCTTCAATTCTCAAAGCTATAAGAACTTTCTGGGATACTAAGATGTCCGAAAAGACAGCAAACAGTATACTGGAGAATAAAACTATATTCGACGGTACTGGGAGAATCTCTGACCTAGTAGAGAATCAATCGAACCTAGTAGGATTCGAGATAAATGTTAATCGCTCCAAAGGAGTTACAACGAAGATAAATAAGGTAGGATTACAATTCAAAGGCACAGGAGTTGTCAAACTTTATATAATGCATTCTAGCAGACCTGATCCCATTAAAGAGATCACAGCGACGAGGACACGAGATGGTGGTATGGAGTGGTTTGATTTAACGGGCGCATATCTACCTTATGAGAGTGCAGACATAGACTCAGGGGGGAGTTATTATCTCGTCTATGATCAGACGGAAGTAGAAGCGAACGGGATGCAGGCTATCAAGAAAAATAGAGATTGGTCAAAATCTCCGTGTAATTCTTGCAACTCGTCAGAAATTAACAGTTACAGGGTTTGGAGTAGATACTTGGAGGTTCACCCTTTCAAGGTATCCAAAGAAAATGGCCCAGTAGTATTATGGGATATTCAAGACAATGTATACACCTACGAAACTAACTACGGGATTAATCTCCAGTTAACTATCGAATGTGATGTTACGGATATCATTCTTCAGCAAAAGAGATCCTTCCAAAATATTGTAGGTCTTCAAGTCGCGATGGATATGATGAGGGAATTTGCATATAATCCACAATTCAACATAGACAGACAGAGTACCAATTTCTCAAAGCAAGACATCTTGTACGAGATTGATGGGGATAGTCAGAGTTATAAAAAGAGTGGCATTAAGTTTGAGTTCGACAAAGCCCTTAAGTCTATAATGTTAGACACAACTAACATGAGTCGTGTCTGTTTCCCTTGTGGTAAGAAGGGAGTAAAGTATAGAACTACCTAATGGAAAAGCTTAAGAATCTTATCAAGAAACTAAAAAAATTCGAGAAAGACCTGTTCATGATTATTGAGCAGGTCATAAAAGATAACGAGGATATCGTCGTCGAGATGAACTCAGAAAGTCAACTATTTGACAGGGGTATCGACAGAGATGGGGTTGCTATCGAGAGTTACATGCCTTACTCCCCTATCACCGTAGAGCTGAAGAGGGAGAAAGGACAACCTACGAGTAGGGTCACCCTTAGGGACGAGGGGGATTTTCATTATTCTTTCTTTATCGATTTCAAGAGTGACGGATTCGAGATAAGGGCGACGGATTGGAAGTATGGGGATTTAATAGATAAGTACGGGGAGAAGATCCTAGGGCTTACAGATGAGAACCTAAACGACCTAGTGCAGAATTACATTAAACCAGTGTTAATACAAAAATTCAGAGAGTTATGAGAATCACTACCACTATACCCGCAGCGCCTAAACCGGAGAATCCTGTTTTCATTGACAAGGTTATAGCGCAGGTGCAGGATTCACTTATAAGTGAATTATCTTGGCTAGACCATGCCTTCGGGCAAAGTCAAAGGCTTGTGAAGAGGAAAGGGAGCAAAGAATACCAATACCCGGCGGCACATGTCGGGAAAGGTAAATATGAGAGCCTGTTACCGGATAATAGATTCCAGAATTTTTCCTTCTTCATAATAGAGGACCCCCAGACTGTAGAATTTAACCCTAATAGCTTCAATGATGTTAAGGTGGATTACTCTCTGGTGTTTTGGTTAAAGTTGGACTCTATATTCTCGGAATCTGAAGATCGGGACAAGGAAGCCGTCAAAGTCGAGATACTTCGAGTCTTGACTAGGAAACTAAGACTTACGTCTGGGCGACTGAGTGTGACAGAGATATACGAGAATGCTGAGAATTTATACAGAGAGTATTCGATCAGAGAAGTAAACAGTCAATTTTTAATGCAGCCTTATGTGGGTTTTAGATTCACAGGGGAGCTAACACTTGTAGAGCCATGTATATAAATGTAATAGTATTCACATTAGCAGTTAGTTGTCTAGCTGCTTTTTTCATTCTGCTAATAACTAAATTAGGTATTAGAGAATTTGTACAAACCTTTGGGAATAAGTTGTTTTCAGACATGTTCAATTGTGACTTTTGCCTCTCCTTCTGGACCGGCTTAATTGTCACTTTATTTTTGGCTACATTTGTAAGTATAGGGGCTTGGGTTATACTAGTCCCATTCATCGCAACAGTAATAACCAGAAAATTAATATGAAAAAGATTCGAGTAGGTAAGCACATGATTGAGTACTATGACTCAATAGAAGAGTTGCCAGTGAAGAGGTTCCATAAGTTCAATAAGTATATGCTGATAGACTCAGGTATAGGGTCTGATTTAAACGATGTGAATGAACATATCGATAAAGTGGCACGTTATATAAAGTTTGACACGAAAGCCGCAAGGACTGAACTGGAGAACCTTAGACAGTCCTTATACCTAATCGCAGAGGGTACGAATGTCAAGCATCTATCATTCGCAATATTAATATATTCCATTGATAGCAGAGTGATGCATGACATATCGGACGAAAACATAAAGAGGGTGTCTAGGATGATGTCCGATTCACCTAAGAGACTACTGGATCAGTTAATTGATTCGGTTAAAAAAAAAATTGACCTAGAGCTAAACCAGTATTTCCCTAATCAATTCCAAGACTCTACAACAAAAGAGCACTACGACAAATTAAAGAAGAGAGTCCTGCTACAGTTACACGAGGCTAAAACGGGGGAGGATAGCAGTAAAAAGGTAGAATCCATAGATAATGAGATATTGATGGACAACAAGCCTAAGACTTTCGCAGGGAAAGAGAGTATTGAGGTCTTATACGATAAACAATTCGAAGAGAGTTGTATTTATCTACGTAAAGAGCTAGGGGTGGATATTGACAGCATGTCGACTCAGCAATTCTACAACTCAATAGAATATATAGAAAAAGTAAACAAAGCTAAATCTAAGGCAAATGGCAGATAACCCAATTAAATACAGTGACTTCGTCAGACCCGACAACAGTATAACCGATGCGATTAAGCAGCTTGAGTCTCTCGGTAAAACTTATGAGAAGACTCTCACTAAGGTGAAAACTGATGCGTCTGCCGCAGAGGAGGCAATTAAAAAAACGAACGGTGCCACGAAAGAAGGGCAGGAAGTTATAAAAAGAGCTGTTACCGATGCCGAGAAACTTACAGCGGCTAGGAAGAAGCTAGGCAAGTCCATGACTGAGAATGCTCAACAGTTGGCTGATCTTAAGGAGAGACAACGAGAGCAGAATAATATAAATAAATTGACGGCTAAGCTCAATAAGTCTCAGGCAGGATCTTACGACAATCTCTCAGCCCAGTACTCCCTTATGAAAATCCGAATCAATAAGATGTCGGAAGAGCAAAGAAGGGCTACTAAGACTGGACGAGCAATGGTTAGCGGGGCTAACAAGATTTATGCAGAAATGAAAAGACTGCAAGAGGCTACTGGTAAGACTTCATTGAATGTAGGTAACTATACAATGAGTATGCGAGAGGCTATCGTTCAGGCTAAGATTTTCGCAAAGGCTCAGGGTAAGGCTGGGGATGCCACCACTATATTAGCACACGTGATAAGCACACAACGTAAGAGGGTGCAGGGCTTAACAGGTACTAATAAGAAGTACGAGAATAGTCTAAGAGGGGTCAATGGGGCAGCCGCTAACTTAGGGGCGTCAATTAAGACTCTAGCGGGGTCGTATCTAGGACTTATGGGAGCGCGACGACTGATGTCTAGCCTATCGTCTACGATGTTTGACTTCGAGAAAGTAATGAGTGGGGTTAAAGCCATATCAGGTGCAACTGGGGACGAGTTCACGCAGTTAGAAGAAGATGCACAGAGACTAGGTGCGAGTACATCTAAGACCGCTAAAGAGGTAGGCCTGTTGCAAACGGAGTATGCTAAGTTGGGATTCTCAACTCAAGAAATACTCGACGCTACAGAGGCCTCTATTCTGTTATCTGAAGCAACTGGTGAAGATGTTGCACTGGCGGCAGAAACTGCAGGGGCGACTATCCGAGGTTTTGGAAAAGATGCGAGTGAGACAGGCATAGTCGTAGATGTTATGGCTAAGTCCTTCACCTCTTCAGCTCTGAACCTTAACAGATTCTCTGAGGCGATGGGTTATGTAGCGCCAATCGCTAAAGCTGCTAATATTTCACTGGAGCAAACTACAGCAGCGATGTCAGCACTTGCCGACGCGGGTATTCATGGTTCTAGAGCGGGAACTGCTCTAAGAATGATTATATCACAATTGGATAAATCGGGTAAACCATTCGGGGAAAGACTGCAAGCCTTAGCAGAGAAAAATCTAACTCTAGCAGATGCCGAAGACGAGGTGGGGAGAAGGGCACAGACAGCCTTATTAGTATTGGCTGATAACACCGATAAGATAGCAGAATTGAAAGATGCCTATGATAATGCTGCGGGTTCGGCCAAAGAGATGGCCGACATACAGAGAGATAATGTCGCCGGAGCAACTAAGTTACTATCTAGTGCATGGGATGGATTCATTCTTAAATTCACAAAAGGCGGTACCGTAACAAGATCAGTAGTAGATAGTCTTACAGCATTTTTAGGGGTATTGACACGAAATGCAGTTATGCTTAAAAACATATCTAAGTTCTTAGTCCTAGCGACGGCCGCATGGGTAGCCTATAAGTTGGCAGTGGTAGCTACTAACTTAGCCTATAAGTTGCACATAGTAGGGATGTTGAGACTCATAAGAGTGCAAGGACTGACTACAGTAGCCACTAACTTATCAACGGGGGCAATGATAGCCCTTAACACCGCTATCAAGGCTAACCCAGTAGGACTACTTATCTCTCTTGCAACAGCAGCGGCTTCGGCTCTGTGGTTATTCAGTGACAGTGCAGACGCAGCTACTGAAAGCCAAGACAACCTGAACGAGAGTATCAAGGAAAATAAATTCGACGATCTAATAGGTAAGAAAGTGCTCGCTAGAATACTGGAGACACCTGACGCTATCGATAATGTTGGCGAGGCAATTAAGAAGATGTCTTCCGCTGAACTCTCAGAGTTTGCATCAAGGGTTCAGTCCGAGATGGGGGACCTTAATCGAGAGATCAGAAATATGTCTGCGGCAGGATTTATCGACGAAGATACTAGACCTGTATACGATAGAGCTAGGACGTTCTACGAAGGCATTACTGCCCTCATAAAAAAAGAGCAGGAGAAAACTAAATCCATAGCAGAACTTACAGAGAAAGAAAAAAAGAAATTGGCTAAGGATGAAGCCAATAGAATCAAGTTACGTCTATCCCTTATGGAAGACGGAGAGATCAAGGAGCTCGCTGTTCTTGCTAACAGTTACGAGCAGAAGAAAAAAGAATTCACGAAACTTGGGCTAGATAAGGTCGCTCTAGAATATTGGGTGGCCAATGAGAGATATAAGATAAATAAGAAGTACAGAGACCGCGAGACTAAAGAAGAAGAGGACTTTAACAAGAAAATAGAAAGTGAGACAGAGAAAGAGATCTTAGCAGACCTTGCAAAACAGGATAAGATCAACGCAGCTAAACTTAAGGCCATCGGGGAGCAGAAAGCCTACGCCATATCTGAGATAGATCTGCTTAAAGTTACAGAGGCGGAAAAGACAAAATTGAAGCTACAGGCTGAGAAAGACAGGTTAAAGGCGGTTTTAGACCTTAATAAAAAAGGAGGCCTAATTTTATCCAAGTTACAGATAGACACTATTAAAAACCAAATTAAAGCGATAGGGGCAGCTATAACAGCCCCCGAAACTAAAGAGTACGATCTTTACTCCATGGCGGGGCTCAATCTGACAGATGAACAAAAAGATGCAATCGGTAAGTCTACCGAATTTGCAATGGGGCAACTGGCATCATTCCTAGATGCTAAAATACAAGCAGCTAACAGAGGAGTAGAACTTGCGGACAAGGAAGTCGACAATGCTTGGAGGGTACTAGATGCAGAAATGCAGGCAAGAAGCGAAGGATACGCCTCTAATGTTTCTCAGGCACAGAAGGACTTAGCCTTAGCCAAAAAGACCCAAGCCTCAGCGCTAAAAGAGCAGGAGAAAGCGAACAAGGCTAAACTATTGATGGACTCAATTAACCAAGCTAGTAGTCTGGTAACCTCCTCAGCTCTTATATGGGGACAACTGGGATTCCCTTGGGCGATTCCAGCTCTTGCAGTAATGTGGGGATCATTTGCATTTTCTAAGGTGAAGGCAGCACAAGTTTCTAAGCCTGCAAAGACTTTTGGAGATGGGGGGATGGGTATCATTGAAGGAGGTTCTCACGCTTCAGGTGACGACGTATTATTCGGTAGTGAGAAAGATGGTACCGAGAGAAGAGCTGAAGGAGGAGAAGCTTGGGCTGTACTGAATAAAAGAAGTACAGCTAAGTACAAGAGATTACTCCCTAGCGTCATAGCTTCCCTGAACAAAGGGGATTTTGAAAAGAAATATGGGAATGCTTATTCTCAGGCTAGTCCTACCAATGTAAATGTGGTACAGCAGGGACCTAGCCTAATAGGCTTAGAGCGTGACGTTAAAGAGATAAAGAGACAAGGAGAGAGAAAAATATACACCGATGCTCAAGGGCACACGGTGGAGACTTATAAAAACCTAAAAACAGTGTATGTCAATTAAGTATAGATTTAAACTAGATGTAGAGGACGAGGTGTCAGACGTTCACCCTCTATATAAAGACGATTTGTCTAAGGAGTATGAGATGCAATCCCAACAAAGATTCTACCGTGCCAATCTATCGGGCACATTAAAATTCATAGGGTCCGAATTCGAATACCTAAAAAGTAAGGCTTTTGATACTCTGTTTCTATTAACTATCCAGAAGAGTAACGATAATGGTCAGACTTGGGTAGACTACTGGAAAGGTAAATTTACCAAGGCTGACGGAAAGTGGGACGAGGATGGCAGAGTCGTAACTGTTAAGGTGGAGACTCTAGATGAATACACAAACCTGATGAAAGGGATAGACAAGGAGTATAACCTAGTGAAATTATTACCCTCTATAGAAGGGGTTAAATTGGATAAAAGACCCTTGATACAGATATACACTCCAGGGGAGAATGTAGTGGGTTGTTTTTTAGGCGGTAATTTTTGGGAGCAAGAAGTAACATCTCCAATCTCTGACTTATCTGAATTAACGGGCACCTATCATTTCGGGAATGCGGGCACTTTCACCGAGATAGATTTGACTGGGGCTACGACCCCCTCAGACTCAAATGGGAAGTATTATGAGATATCGGATAAGCCTGCAGGGGTTTATCAATATTACGTCCACAACACCAATGGATATGAGATAAGGGCTTATGACGTAATAAATGGTGGCATTCATGAATTAGATTATGAATTAATACGAATTTCTGACGAGGTGGTGTTATTCCGTGCAGAAGACCAACCTTTCAATTTTACACCAGGGTCATATTCTATCCCTTTTAATTCAGTCTCAGGGGAGTCCTCGGGATCCCCAGATGGGGCTATCGAGATAGGGGCAATATACGCCCGTGAGGTTTCGGACGTGTTAACCCTACCAGGGGGGCCAACCTACGAGATACCTAGTCCTGACCTTGTGGCAGATAACAGGAATTATCACCGAGTATCTAACAGGTTCAGTGTAGACGTTCAGTTGTCATTAGCTACGTCACCCAATCCAACCGAATTCGGTAAGTCCGAGAATGGTGAATATTTCGAAGAATACACAGAGGGAGGTAAACACTTCCCTGTTGCGAGGAGCACTTGGGGGAGAGTATCCAAGTGGGTCATAGCAGGGGCTATAAGCCCCTCAGATGAGATAGCAGGGCGTAAGGAGTATACACTCAGAGATGGCATACCCTTGTCCGAAGCGATTAAGGTATTGGTCAAAGAGATAGACCCTAATTTAACACACGAGGGCACTGAACTGTATAGTGAATTTTTATACGCAGGATCGACTCTCATCCTAGATGATATAGCCACTGTCCCTACACCTAATCCTATTTCAGGGGATATATTCCGGTTAGGCATCACTCCTAAGAGTAATATACTATATGGGGACTATGATCGCCCTGCTGGGAAAGCACCTATAACTCTACAAAGTATTATGGCTATGCTGAGGGACACATTTCAGTTATATTGGTTCATCGAAAATGATAAATTCAAGATAGAACACATATCATGGTTTAAAAATGGGGGCAGTTATACGGGTTCACCTTCTATAGGCGCGGATTTGACTAGCTTATCGGACATTAAGAACAAAAAATCTTGGGGTTTCGCAGCTGATAAATTCGAATTTGATAAGCAGGACATCCCTGAGAGAATAGAATTCAAGTGGATGGACGATTGCACTCAGGCCTTCGAAGGGTATCCTATTGAGATGAGGTCTAACTACGTACACGATGGGAAAGTGGATCCTGTCAATGTGGGAGACTTTACTTCGGACATTGATTATATGCTGCTTAATCCGACCGACGTGAACCCTGACGGGTTCGCGTTAATGACAACAGATTTAGATAACAATTTAATATACAAGGATATATCTGTAGACAATGTGAGTCTATCTTTGCAAAATGGGATAGTCAGTTGGCTGTACCTTGCCCCTAGTTTTTGGCGACACGATCTACCCTGCAGAAATGTATTGATGAATAATGCAGATACTCCCATATCTGTGTTGGGCGTGAGTCGGAAGAAAAAACAGCAGGTTAAATATCCTAGCCCAGAAGACCCTAACCCATTACTGTTGGTGAAAACCCAATTGGGAGAGGGTGAAATTCAAAAAATAAATGTAAATTTGAGTTCAAGGATGAACGAAATTCAATTGAGATATGACACCGAATAACAATTTATCTGTATTACCCTTCTACGATTCTATTAATAAGCAGAATCATAGGAAGGACTACGCCTTCGGGGAAATTTTCCCCCTTACGGTACCCGACCGGAGAGTTTTACCTTTCCAGATTATAAGGCCTACTAGCCCAGAGAGTATTATAGGTGTTAAATTGGTCAACCTGAGTACAGGGGACAGAGTCGGGATTCTAGAGGCATTAGGATCAGCTCTCACCATAAATAGATTCGAAACCGAAGGGTATGACATCATACAATGTAACAATATATTACCTATGAATATCAATACCCCTGAAGGTCAATACTATCTAGAACTTGACGACGGGGTGCAATACTTCTATAGCGAGGTATTCTGTATCGTCCGAAATACTGATAATTACCTTACCCTTGAATACGGGGATGAGGAGGATCTGATATTTGAGGGAGGGAGAGTGTGCTATGCCGACGGGTTCAGATTTCGCGTATATCTCCCGACCCAACTAGGGAGACCAGACTATGAATTTTCAGAGCAAGTGGATGACAGGGATGGGTATAAGTTCATAGAAAAACAGATAAGTGAAAAAACATATAAATTTAATTTCACCGCCCCTGAATATCTTTGTGATGCGATGCGTCTAGTTAGAATGTCTGATTATGTGACTGTGACCAATAAAGGGGATTCTTATAACGTGGATTCCTTCCTCATGACACCTACATGGTTAGAGGGAGGGTATCTGGCGAAGGTAGAATGTGAATTTCAGTGTGATACTGTTATAAAGAAGTTAGGGAGAGCCTCCGGTTCCGAGATACCCAACTTTAATAACGACTTTAATAACGACTTTAATAAAAACTAATTATGTGGACAGACCTAAAAGCGGCTATAGATGCAGTAATTAATACAAATGGGACACAGTCTATAACAGGCGAGATTCTTAGACAGACCCTCAACTCCATAGTGGACAATGTAGGGGAGAATGCTACTTTCAAAGGCGTAGCCATCCCAAGTGATAATCCAGGCACCCCTGATGGTAATGTATTTTATCTTGCTGTGAAAAAAGGGGTATACCCTAATTTCAACGCCTTATCGGTACATGATCAACCTGGCTTCCTGATTTGGGACGGAGAGTGGTCTTTCTCGGGGATAGGCTCGGCTAGTTTCGATGTTTCCGCTAACATATCCCGGGATCTCGCCGAGTTCATGAATCTGAGCGTTTTAAAAAATACTAGATTCACGAAGAGTGATTTACATCTCGCTGGGGCAATAAACACTACTGGAGGGTTCGTAGGGTCTTCTGTTTTTATAAGCTCAGGATATATAGATTTACAGGAGGCCAATGTGATAAGCATAACTGTGCCTGTGAATGAATCTGATGTAGCTGCATGTTTCTATGGAGACGACTATTCCTTTTTATCGAATGTATATGAACCAGGGGAGAAGGCATCAGTCTTCAAAAATGTAGAAATCCCAGTTGATGCCAAATATATAAGACTGACATATTGGGCGGAAACGTATAATGATACGGGATTTGAATTCATGGCAGTACTGCAGGACGTAGACCCTATTAATATAAACTCTTTGCGGGCGAATCTTGCATTATTTACAGGGCAAAACGGGTATGTAAAAATGAAGGGTTGTGATTTAGAATTTTCGGAGTTATACATATTGGATAGAGGGACAGGTAAAAGATGTTATCTGACTGACGGGGTCAACGATTACGATGTACTCAATTCCATCACTCTCAGTGATTTTGATGCTATTTATATAGATTACAAGGACTTCCTAGATTCGGCACCCGAGGGGGTTGTATCCCTTAAGAACAAAATCTGGACATCTTTGGACGCGACTAATAAGTCAGTAGGTATAGCCATGGATTGTGATAGTTTAGGAAATTCAGATTATCACGGTGAGATCTTTGAAATTGTAAAAACCTCAACTCTAGACAAGGTATCCTTAGCTTTAAAAGATAATCATATAGAGGAAGATAGTAGATTAGACCATAACACTACTACAGATGGAAGCTCCGCGGGGGATTTTGACATACGATTCCCTAACGCTAATAATTATATACAAAAATTAGGCTCGGGGGAGTCTACATATTTCAAGGTATCCCTGAATACTGATGGGGGGGTGAATCCCGCAATATGGATGTTGGACAAATTACCCGAGAGTTTACGTTCCCAAAATTGCTTACTATCATTCGAGGCTAAATCTGACATAGCTGACACCTTATTACTGAACACGGACGGGGTGACCCAAGATGTCCAATTGACAACAGACTGGAATGCGTATAATATAAATACCACCTTCGGGGAGGTTTATGGTGACATGCGATTGATGTTATATAAAAATGCCAATATAATCTTTTACATAAAGAACATATCACTGTATGCGGGCATTAATGCTAATATAAAGAGTTTAGATATCAGAATGACCGACGTAGAGGGGGCGATAGATGATACTCTCAGATCCTCTGATTTAAACCTAGATGCGGTACCTGCCCTTTCAGTCAGATTGGGAGAACTCGAATCTCAGGGGATAGGCGTTGTTAACGTGGGCCTTTTTGGGGACAGCTGGACCCATGGAGTGGGGACTTATTCAGTAGGATTGATAGCCTATGCAAAATATCTAGTCAGGTTACTCCAAGAGCGTTATGGTTATGCCGGTCTAGGGTGGTTTGACTTTGGGCAAGCGAGTGCGACAGATATGGGTTGCGCTGACGATGAGGCGGTAACATTCACCAAGAGTGGGGGGTTCACCTATAAAAACCATACTAGTGATTGTCTAGGGATAACGATCTCTCACACTTTGATGGAGGTCTCTAGCTGGTATGATTTAACATTTGACCAAGGCAAAGATGTGGATTCTGCAAAAATATGGTATTACAACGATGCCCATTTCGAGTACAGCGTAGGGGGAGCCTCAGCGACAGAAGTTACCGCAGACGGCATCACGGGTTGGCAGTCTGTCACCATTGTAGGGGCTATTCCATCTCTCAAGATAACTGCTCTCTCTAATGACTGTATAATTTTTGGGGTAGATTTAAGCTATGGGGATACGGGAGTCAAAGTGCACAAGATAGGATGTAGAGGCTTGAATTCCGCGCAAGCGGTTTCGGTAGATGCCAATAATTGGATCCAAGGATTACAATCTTTAAATCTGGATTTTTTCTCCAGTTTATTATTCACGAATGATAGGACTCTGGGATTTACGCCTTCCTCTGTGGTAGCCAATACGGAAGAGATCTTCAGCAGGGTTAACTCCGCCTATCCTAATAAGTTAGATTTCGCAATCATATGTCCGTCGGAAACACCAGGAGGGACTGGAGCATATCCTGTAGGAGAGTACACCTCTTCCCTATTCGATTATGCGGCAGAACAGAATATACCCTTCGTGTCCTTAGTACCTATCTTCGGTACGATAGCACAGATAAATGAATTAGGGACGTTCTATGACACTGTACACCCCAACACAACCGGGATGTATATGATAGGCAGGCACCTAAATAAAAAGTTATTCCTATTCTAAAATGAAAATACAATGGATCAACTAAAGTGGTTTTTATCACACACTTATAACTGGATATGCGGCTTACTAGTCGCATACGTCGGTTACTTCTCCCCCATAATTGGGGTTATAAATGTCATGATGGCAGCAATAGTCATTGACTTGATAGTCGGGGTCATAGCAGCTAGATGCAGGGGGGACGGTATTAAGTCCAAGAAGTTATGGCGGACAGGATATAAGTTTTTCTTCGCACTCATGATAGTGCATATGATGTATGCGATGGATAAAGAGATGGGCATGGTAGAGATGCACAGGGTCATAGCTTGGCTAATAACAGGATTCGAAATGTGGAGTATATTAGAATCTTGTGCGAGTATTTCAGACCATAGAGTATTTCGCATCATCAAGAAACTTATGGCTGATAAAATTAAAGATAAAACAGGAATAGACATAAACACTAAGCAAGATGAGTAAACCTATAATATTATTAGATAATGGCCACGGGGTAGATACCTCGGGAAAACGCAGCCCTAAATGGGCTGATGGAAGTCAGTTGAAAGAGTGGGAGTTCAACAGAGATATAGTTAAGAGGGTGGCACGCGCCCTCTCTGCTAAATCTATATCTCATAAAATCCTAGTACCTGAGGAGGAGGATATATCACTTAAAACTAGATGTAAGAGAGCTAACAAACACAAGAGTGCAATCTTGATAAGTATACACGCAAACGCGGGAGGTGGCTCAGGCATAGAGTGCTTTACAAGCGTAGGAGATACTTACGCAGACAGATTAGCTACTATTTTCTTACAGACTGCCCATAATGCCATGCCTAACGTTAAGATGAGGTATTCCTTAAGCGACGGGGATATAGACAAGGAATGTAATTTCTACATCCTTAAGCATACACGCTGCCCCGCTATACTCACTGAGAACTTCTTCATGGATAACGAGACAGATTGTAAGTTCTTATTAACGGATGAGGGTAGAGATAAGATAGCAGGGTACCATGTGGATGCTATCCTAGAGATGTTAAACCTTTATAAATAAAACGATATGAAAATCTATTTTAAAGAGGGTAAGTTATTTGTGGAAGACGGGACTAATCTGTCTAAGCATAACCCTACCCAAGGGATAATCAAATGGGGGGTGGACGAAGATACAAATCTAATCGTTACACTTAAGTCTAAATTAGGACTTATAGTTGAAGCCGTGAAACTTAGTGATATTAAGACCGAAGCCGACGCAGCATACACTCAAGAGAGTTTCGAGACAATGCTTGCTAATTTTTTTGTTGATGCCCTGTTGAGACATACGGGGCTGTATTTAACCCAACCCGAGGGTGAGGAAAACTGGGTATTCACAGCTCTGTCTGTTGCGGGCGATTGGTATGATGTCCAAGGGACTTTCGAACTATCCGAAGACCCTGATGGTTTTGCGATAATAGAAGGAGTGCCTACCTACTTAGGACCTACACAAGTTAACCTGTTTACAGGGTCTTCAGATGTTAAAGTGGATAAGAACACGGATCTGTCTTACGGTTTATTCGTTAATAATGAGACCGAGCCCCGTGCAGTAAGTTTACACACATTTTCCACGCCTAACGCATATGAGTTGATGGCTATCTCGAAGGAGGTGACTCTCGACTATGGGGATAAACTATACCTGAGGGCCAAAGCGAGTGCGAACACGACGAAAATGACTCCTGCCGATTTAAACACTGTTTTCTGGGGATCTAAACCGATGTAATTATGGGGTGGTTAACGAGTTTATTTAAGAAAATTGATGTAGGGAAAGCGGTAGATACTGTTTTCTCCGGCATAGATAAGTCAATCCTAACTAAAGAGGAGTTGGTAGACTACGAGAGTAAGAAGGCCGACATGCTAACTAAGTTCGTGCTTAACGACAATAATATTACCAGGGGGATATCTAGGAGAGTAATAGCCTTCATGTTCAGTATTGTCTTCCTGGCATTGATCGTATTAGGTGTTGGGGTATGGACTGTCAATGAAGAGTACTCGGAGTTTATATTCACCGTGATTAAAGAGTTATTACTTACTCCAGTGAGTATGATATTAGCGTTTTATTTTACTTTGTACGGTATTGATAAATTCAAAGGCTTCCGAAAGAAGAAAGAATAAAATTAGGCAGAGTAACACAATAAGGAACAATATAACACTATGTATTGTTCCTTTTGTTTTGCCTGATTTTAAAGGGTTAGAGGGGCATAGGAACAATAGGAACAATAAATACTATAAACTTTAGAAATATATAATATAGGGTAATACTAGGGCACCGATAACAACATATACACGTATACAGGGTTTTTCTAGTTTTAGGGGAATCATTGTTCCTATTGTGTTATCCTGTGCTTATATCTCTGACCTTCAAATATTTACAGGGGAACAATAAATAATAGAATACTTTTTTAAAAATATTTTTAAAAAATATTTGTGATTTAAAATAAAAGCTATACTTTAGCAGCATGGAATTGGTACTAAGATATCAGGTGTTCAAATGGTTCTCTAATCAGAATCCCCACATGGATGAGGAAACATTACTGTTTGCCTTCTCTATGATGAGCGACAAGATGTTGGCAGCGACTTATGGACTAACGTATCTGAGACCAGGGTATTTTTACTAATAAAATTTTTTAAGAGAGATGAAAAAAATAGACTTAAAGGAAGTGATTGAAGCAACAGGAGTGGATAGTTTGGATCTAGCTCGCGTCCTATTCCCTTCAAACAAATACCCACAAGTAGCTCTGGAGAGAGTTATGAGAGGGGAGTCAGAACTGAATGCAACTCAGATATATAACTTATCTGATCATACTGGCCTAGAAATTAACGACCTCTTCACTGAGGTAAAATAATACTAACCCTATAAAATCAAAAATCAAATGGGACAAATCAATTTTGACATGTCTATCGATATGAATGATAGACATCAAGCTAAAGCTATGGCAGCTTTTTTCGCAGTATTGGCTGGTGGGGCTACACCACTAGAAAATGAGGGAATCCGAAAAGGCGCTCCTTTCGACGAGGACTTAAAGTCTTTTCCGGCTGAAAAAGAGCCTGAGAACTTGACTAAGGTAAAAGAAGTAGTTCCGGACCCTCACAGGTTTGCAGCTGTACAAGGGACTACTAATGACCCTATAAGGGGACAGCACGCAGATTGTATACACCGTGTCAGCGTACCTACCTATAAAGAGATAGCCAAACTTTCTTTCGGTGAATTGAAAGAGGCTTTCCCTGAATTCAAGGCAAAAGGCATAGACGCATTCCTAAACAAATTAGTCATGGCGGGGGCAATTGAGGCACCGGTGGGTTCCGATCTGAATAAGGGAACTCAAGAAGGAACTCAAGAAGGAACTCAAGAAGGAACTCAAGAAGGAACTCAAGAAGGAACTCAAGAAGGAACTCAAGAAGGAACTCAAGAAGGAACTCAAGAAGGAACTCAAGAAGGA